CAAACCGTGTACGTAACTTCTCCTGCTTGATGCCGACCGCGCAGTATTTGCCAGTATCCGGCAACACCGCATTCAGAAATTCGGTCAATGTCATAGGGATACTTCGGGTTAATGGCGGTCAATATAGTTTTGTATTTTCTTGGCGGTTTCAGGGCGTGGTGAATACTCACCCGCAAACCACGCATAAACGGTTATCTTTGTAACTCCCGCAATCTCGGCAACCTTCTTCACCGATATATTTTTCTTGATGCAAGCCCTGCCGATTTTTACGCCGGACAACTTTCTATTAGCTTGTTTGTTCTTTAGCACGGTGGCTAGTGTGTAACCAATCATCGCTGTCTTTCGTTAGGTGGGGGTACTAACCGCCCGTCTACAAGCTTTCAAAAAGTATAAGACGGCTTTCCCCCCGATTGGTTTACTCGTCGCTGTCGTCAGCCCATGCGTCAAGCACAGAGGCAACGTCTTTGGATTCCGTTTTCTTCACGGCACGTTTGACAGGTTCGTCGACGGCAGGTTTGGCTTCAGCCACAGGCTCTTTAAAGGGAGAAGGCTTGGGTGCATCGCCATCTACTTGTGCCACAGTTTGTGTCACAGCGGCCAATGCATCTGCTGATTCACCTTGTGCCTTGCTCTCAGCCAACTCATCCACAGACAAGGGGCGCACTGCGCGGAAGGTCAACTTAGGTGTTGCACTGGATGTATCAAAACGCATCTCAGTCACAACGGCTGTCACGGGAATACCATGACCACCCAAGAACTTAGCGTACTGTTGCAATGGCATCTTGCCGTTATCACCCGTGCCAAAGATCGACTGACCGGGTAACGACAACTGATACACATCACCCGACAGATTGTTTTCCAAAGCCACGGCAATACGCTGATTGAAGCGGCAAGCACGGCTATCACCTTGACCAGAACCTTTGATGTTCTGTTGGCATGAAGCACAGTTAGTGCTCTGTGGGTCTTTGACGCCCTTGTCAGGTGTTACGCCATCGTTAGATGAGCAAGAAGGTGCAGAGTTCTGGCCTTCCACGTATGTACCTGCATAGTACTGACGGGATGTTTTCTCAGCAGAGCGCACGACCACCACGTTCATAGCGCGTTCGTCATTCTGTGCAACTTCTTTACCGCCAACGATCATGCGGAATACACCGCCGCGAATGGAGATACGTTTGCCTGTACCACCGCCACCCATCAGGGCTTTGGTTGTTGCATCCAGTTCAAGGTTACGCAAGTGGGCTGGGAGGGTGTTACCACCTTGGGAGAAGAGAGCGATGTCAGACATTTGGTGTTTCCTTTTTGATGAAAGTGTTAATGATTTCTAAGTCAATGTTAAAAAATTTGGCAAGGTCACTAGCGAAGAATCGATAGTTCTTACCAACGCGGATGAAAGGTATACGCTTCTCAGGATTCTCTTCCTTGATAAGCGCGTGAACAGTTGACGGTGCGACTTGCAATAGCTTTGCCACCTGCGCCAACGTAAGGGCAGTTTCCAATTTAGCTTCTCCTGACAGTTACAGTATATTTGTGATCCACGTTCAATCCCGTTGGAAGTACATCAGGATTTTCCCGTAGGAACTCTTTCATATTCAACTGTGATATGCGCCGCTCAACTAAGTCAAGTGCGTCATGGTCACGTATGAATTTGTGCATTGCGGCCCAGTCGCCTGTCCAGTAGCGTGTTTGCACTGTACGTATTGCTGTGCCGTGGGCCGTCTTGATACTCTCGGCTCCTGTTGCTTTGCAAGTCTCAAGCAAGTTTGATTCGACCAAACCCATTTGCTCTTTGATTGCAAGGTCTTCTGCTTCGTACTTCGCTTTGAGGGCGGCACGGGCATCGCGCATCTTAATGTATACGCGTACTAATTTATCTGCTGTTATATCCATGTTGCTTTCCGTTTCGTTTTTGGTTAATGATACATCCTATCTTTACTTTGTCAAGTACCTCCATAAATTTATTTGTTTAAGTCGAATTCCTCTTTATAAAGTTCCATCAAATTGAATTGCGCTAACTCTTTTGTTTCTAAAGCCTTGTACAGCTTGGCCTCTACTGGACTTCCTTGGAGCTTGACAACCAAACATTTGTTTACTTGCCCTGCCCTGTGGATACGTGCATTGGCTTGCGCGTATGTCTCGTATGATGTAATGGGTGCCCACCATACAATCGTGTTTGCCGCGTGCAAGGTGACACCGTGTGATGCAGCTTGAGGCTGTATGACAAGCACCCGTGGGTCTGGCTCATCTTGGAACTTGCGAAAGATTTCAGTGCGCCTGCCAGCAGGTACACCCCCGTGTATCACATCCACTGTGTAGCCATCCCTGCGCAGTTCTTCAAACAGAATCTCAATGGCATGGCGGTATGGGGCAAACACCAATACCTTATGGCTGGATTCGTCAATGACTTCTTTGAGCACAGCCGTGCGACTGCTAGAGTCAAAGGTCACGATCTCACCACTGTCGGAATAGACTGCGCCACAGGAGATTTGCAGTAGCTTGTTCAGCTTGGCGGCGGCATTGATTGCCGTGACTTCCTCCCCTGCCGCTTGCATGGCCATCACCTTGCGTAGCTTCTCGTAGTAGCGTATCTGCTGTGGGGTCATGGGAACCTCACGCTCTGCGTACAGCAAGTCTGGCAGGTCAAGGCATTGCTCTTTGGTGAACCTGATCGCAGGTTGAAGCAGTGTGCTGACCACCTGCTCTGCTTCCCGCTTGGGTGCCCACTTGAACTGAGTGATCTTGTTCATCACCTGATCGCGGTACATAGAGAAGCTACGGGGTGTAGCTGATGGGTTGACTAGCTTGGCCAGACCATACGCATCAAGGGGCGACTGTGAGGCAGGGGTTCCTGTCAACATCCATAGCCACATGTTGGGCTTGACGATTCGGTTCAGGGTGCGCCAGCGTGCAGTAGTTGCAGTCTTGTATGCGTTGGCTTCATCGATCACTATCATGTCAAAGTTGGCCTTGACGATGTCGTCTTCCACAATGGGCACACCGTCGTAGTTGATGATGACGAACTCAGCATCTGAGTTGATTACTTGCTGCCGCTTTTCTTTACTGCCGTAGGCAATGCCAACCTTCCTGTGCATAGCCCCTTTAAAAATATCGTTCTGCCATGCTGACTGCATGATTGAGAGAGGGCAAATAATGAGCACACGTTTGATGTGCTTAGCGTTCATCAAGTAATCACACGCCCATGCGACCGATAGCGTCTTGCCTGTGCCGGGTTCAGAGAAACAAAAGGCACGTCTGTGCAGAGTAAGAAACGCGGCTGTTTGTTTCTGGTGTGTGAACGGTTGATAGATGCCCGGCCAACTGTACTTGGCAACGATAGGAGAAGGTACGTTCTTAACCTTCAGGTTCTTTAATACCTGCGCTTCTTCCAAACCCCAGTGCACCATCACTGTACTGATGGGGCCATCTTCGAGCAATGCGCTCTTGGGTATCACGTTCAAGACCCTGTACGGGTTCTTTAATTTAAGTTTTAGTGCTTTTCCGTCAATGATTTCCATACATGCTCCAATGCATAACAGACCGAAAGTGACATCCACTTCGATCATTAAGTAACACCTTACGGGTGTCATTCGGTCAGATCATCTAAACGAAAAATAAAGACTCTGACTGATGCGGTTTAAAGGGTTCAACTCAAAAAAGCCCCCCGTGCCCGCCACTCACACCTAACGCGGCACGTATTATTTTTTCTTAGGTTTGTTTACCTTTACGGTGTGGTCGCTGTTGCGGCTGAATGAACGATTGGCGCTCGGTGCTTTGAGTTGCAGGTTACCCTTGGCAGTACTTCCACCTTTAGATAAAGGGCGCTTGTGGTCAATATCTTTTCCCTTACGGTCAATGCCTTCTTTGTCGTATAGGTCACGGGCTTGTTCACGTTTTCTTCTAGTAGGTAATTCATTTCTGTCCAACTGTTGTTGGTATTCTTTCTTGTAGGGTCTGGGTTTGGTTACGTAGGGCATATCATTTCCTTCCACAATGGGCGCAGGATGACACCCAGCAGTAATTTTTACACAAACCGTTGGGTTTTGCATTCCAAATATCTGCGCTGTAGGCACCTTCCAACATCATGACTTTGGGCATCCAGTTGCCCCAGTATCTGTGTTGTTGCTCTACTTCATAGACAGATGGCACGAACTTATCTTCTGCCAGAAACAACAGGCCACCCTTGACTTTCTTGATCTCTGGGAATAACTTAAATACAGCAAGTGCCATGAGTTCCAACTGCCCTAGGTCAGCGTAGCGGGACTTGCCTAATTTGTAGTCAATCACACGGGCTTCACCCTTCTCGCGGTCAATGATGAGCAGGTCAGCTACACCACGAAACCAACAGTCAGGGTCAAAGAAGTCACATGGCTCTAGCTTGTCAGTCAACGCCATTTTAAATTCACATAACTTCTCGCCCTGTATCTTGAGCAGGCTATCGAGCGAAGGCTTGATGAAGGCAAACTTCTCAGGGATTTCTTTGCCATCCCGTATGTACAACTCAGCAGCTTCATGTACCAGCTTGCCGTAGAGGGCTTGTTCACCCTCGGGTTCCTTGATGTCCTTGAGTACCTTGGTGTGGTAGAACTTCTTGGGGCAGGTGGTAAACGTCTTCAAGCTACTGAATGACCATGCAGGAATCTTTGCCATCAACAATCTCCGTAACTCAATCCCATACCGCTTTCGCAGTTGACTGGTAAACCTTCAGCCCATGACGGAACCCAACGCATGCAGGATTCCACATAAGCACGTGCTTCATCGGCTTCTTCTTGCCTAGCGACAATACCAATAGCATCGTGCACGGTAAGCACGACCTTGTATCGCTTAGCAATTTTTAGCATTTGATCGCCAATGATACACCGCGCAATGGCCTGTGTGAAGTTTTCTACAACTTTTCCACCATATATTTTAATGCGCCCGTTGCGGGTTTGGTATGTAAACTGCCGCTTGTCATTCTCAATGGACTCATCCAACACGCTGTAATAAATGTGTAGCCCGTTCGGGAGAAGGATGCCTTTATCATCGACAGTCAATAGGCCATCTTTACCCAGCTTCATGGTCATGCCGCGCATCATGCACTTGAGGGCTTCCTGCGCCTCACGCCAAAGTGCTGGGACTTTTGCATAGCGGTCACGATAGACCGAAATAATACGCGCACACTCCTCGGTCGACATCTCAGCACCAAAAGTTTTGAGTTGGGCTTGAAACTTTGCACCACCCATTCCGTATCCGGCACCCAGAATAGTAGTTTTACCGACAAACCGTTCGTCCTTCGTGATCTCAGCTTCACTCTTGCCGTATATAGCCGTCGCCATGATCTTGTATACATCTTCGCCCTTTGCAAACGCTTCTACTAAGTCATCCTGACCCGACTCCCAAGCCAGCGTACGGGCTTCGATCTGGGCTGAGTCAGCATCAATAAACACATAACCCTCGGGTGCAAGGATCGCCTTCTTCAGCTTGCCTGCGTTTGGCCCACGGCTTGGCAGGTTCTGTAGATTCACTGAGTCAGTACCGCCCCATCTGCCTGTATGGGCAGCATAGTATCTAAGGGGTACAGGAAACGCCCCACGGTGGCTGATGTCAATGAACCGTTGTGTACGAGTTTCTTCTAGGGTTGATTTGGTGCCAATGCGTGCCGCACACAGGGCTTGCACCCGTGGGTCATCGTGCTCAAGCAACTCTTTGAACGCCTCGTCATTCTTGGCCAAGGCTAGGGTTAGCTTGCCTGTGGTGGGGCTGATCTTGGTGGGGGCTTCCACATCCAAGCCCTTGAGCATGGTGGCAAACTGCACGTTACTCATCAGTGTCTTGCGTACCTCCGCCTGTACTTCCTCATCACCAAGGATGTGCTTGACCGCAAGGTCTTGCTTGCCCACGGCTTGCAGTGCACTGACCAGATGGGCTTTCTTCTGAGCCACCGTATCAGCAAGGTGCAGTTTCAATGCTTCAGTATCAAGCTTCAGCACGGGGTGAATAAACATACTCAACGTCAGATCAATCAGCTTAAGTTCACCCTTGGGAAAACCTGCCTGCATCATCATTTGAAAGATGTTGTACGTTAACTCCACATCATTGCGGCTGTACGCACCATACTTGGCAAGGGCATCGGGGCTAAAGAACTCACGCCCTATACCTACAGCGTTCAGAACTTCTGTACCCTTCTCACCCACAGCGTAGCGCACAGCCATCGATGCAAGGGACACGCTTTGATCTACGCCATGCAGGGCACGTCCCATGCTCATGGTATCTAACCAGCCCTTGGGCTTCACACCATAACGCCACGACAGGATCGCGCCATCAAACATGGTGTTGTGTGCCAGTACAAGTGAGTCATCCCACGGCAGGGTATCCAGTACCTTTTGGATGTGCTCGTTGGTGCCCGTCACCCATACACAGCGTTCGTCGTTTATCTTGTATGCAAAGCCAATGGTCTCGTACCTGTCGTGACGCACGTACTCTTCCGTACTGATCTTTGTCAGACTGTACTTCTGATCGTAGTAAGTCTCAAAGTCGATTGTGATTAGGTTCATGAGTTCCTTCTAGCCAGTACGTCAAGACCTTCTTCGGCAATGATCTCGTCTTCTGATTTGTATACCGTACCAAGGGGCGCCGGTATTCGTTTGATGGTCAAGTGCTTGCGTGTAGGTGCTATCTCTTCTTGAAGCATAGCTTTAAGTTCCACTAAGTTATCTTCCCGTGCAACATAGGTCAGGCCATCGGCGTTCATGATCTTGTCTAGCTCACGTTTTTGTAGTTCAGTCAGTTGACCCTTGCCTGCTTTACACTCAATGGCTACAAACCTGCCAGCCATACAGCAGATGATGTCGGGTATGCCCTGCCTGCCGTATCCGTTGGCAGGGGGCATGAAGTAGTAGATACCCAGTGCATCAAGGATGGCGCGCACACGGGCTTTAACTTTAACTTCGGGGGTCTGTGCCATCACTCACCTCAATCAGTTTAGCCAAGTAATGCTGTGCCTTACGCAGATCATCCACCCCGTTCTTATGCTTCCAACGTGTGACGTACTTGATGATGTTGCCTTCAAGAAAGCCAAGGTCATTGCTGACGATGTAGTCCCAAGGTTGTATGCACCTGTCCATGTAGTGATCGCCCCCCACCTGCATATCATTGGCAGTGGGGAACAGTTCCAGTTGCTTTACGGGTTCAATCATTTTGTTTTTCCTGTAAGAGTTTGTCGTAGTACTGCTTGGGCATTGGTGCTTTCTTTTCGAGAAACTCACGTAACCATTCAGCACCACCAAGTTCGTTAAAAATAATCCACTGCCTGTCAGACATACGGATGTTTCTAAATGTTATGGGTTCGGGGGGTTTGGGTCTTGGCATTCCGCAATCCTTTTTTCTTTGGCAACTATACAATCTCTGCAAACAAACTTGTGAACGTTACCGCCAAAACCATCCAGCACTTGAGCGTGACCGCCGTATTGAGGTTTATCTTTTTGGCATTTCCAGCACAACTTCTTTCGGCTTGAACGAAACTTGTTAAATTCTCTTGTAGCCGAATAAGCAAGTAGGTTTTCGGCAACATAACTTTTTTGCGCTTGTCCTTGTCCTTTCATCGCTTCATCCCCCTGATGTATGCCGCGAAGCTTGCCATAGTGTTCTTCTCAAAGGCTTTCATCTTCTCAATTTCTTTGGCAACTTCTTCTAAAGTTTCATTGCGAACAACTTGTTTAAATGTTCGCGCAAAATTATTGCTAACGTATTCTTGAATGTCGTCGTCATCGTCCATGTTATTCCCCTAGTTCATAAAAAATATTATCAATGACATCCCGCACACCCTCCAGTGTGTCGGCCATATCCGCTTTGTGTGTTAACTGCTTTGCTACAAGTACCCTGATACCCACAAGGGCTACGTACATATCCTTACCCTTGACCGCATACAGTAGTTTGCGTTCATCTTCGGGGTAGTTAAACTCCAGTACAGCTTTCATTTTTATCCTTTGGTGTTAACCAATACACATCGCCTACACGATGCCCGATAGAAGGTATGTCATCCATCTGGTGCACCATGCTTAGCAATGCGATGTCTTTACGTATCCACTCAGGCAATGCTTCGTGGGTATAAGACGCATTCAGCTTAGCTTCAGCGCCTAGAAATACCGTGACCTTCCAACGCCCTGACTTGGGCATCTTCACAATCCGATACATACATTTTGGGTTCCGTTCCATTACTTCCTTAGATGTGCACCGTGACTCCATGCGGTGCGACTATGTGTTTATTGTTGATGCACCAAAGCACAGGGGCTGGCCAGTCACCACCCCAGTCACCAAACACGTCACCATCCGTCAACATCACAATACAGTCCGGCACAATGCGCTGCTCACGCATATAGCGTGTGACGCAACTCGGCTCTGTACCACCCCCACCCTTGGGTCGTGTGCTTTGATGCAGTGTACTGATCGAATCGGCTTCGTAGATTTCGTGTGCAGCTACATTGTGCCCCCAATACATCAAGTCCACAAGTTCGGGTTTAACCGAATCACATACGCCTTGCACTTCTGCAAGAAACGTAGCCAACACCTTGTCATTGATCGAACCTGATGTATCTGCACCAAGGGCTACACGAAACACACTGTCGCTGTACGATGTAGGCGCCATGACATCTTGGCTCATGAACCTGCGATCAATGCGTCTGTACGATGTGTAGTCATCGCCGGGCTTGCAGTTGGTTATGAAGTCACGAAGTACCTCACGCCAATCCACCTTGGGCTTGAGCATCTCAAGTATGTTGCGGTCAACGTTCGCACCTGCCTTGCTTGCAAAGATGTTGCCTTGACGTAACGCTTGGTCAACTGCCTTGCCCAACTCTTCGGCTTCTTTGTCAGTCAGCTTGGCGGCTCCGTCCCAATCGTGTTGGTCAAAGCCCTTGGGCTTCTTGCCTTGCTTGCCGTCTTGCTTGAGTAGCTTGAACACCTCGCCTGCATCCATGTCACGGTACTTCTCATCGACACACCCACCGTCAGGTAGTTTTACAAACTGATCTTTGTAGTATCTATCTTGGATGGGTAAGTTGATGACGTAGTCACACGCCATGTTCGCAAGTTCATGGTCTTCGTCATGCAGGTACGCCCAAGTACGCAGGTGTTTGAATGCGCAGTGCATCTTCTCGTGGAGCACAAGGCCCATGAGTTCAGCATCAGTCAGCTTCTCAATGAACTGCATACCATATTCAGTATTGAGGCAATCGGTACGTGCTGTGATGTTAGGGTCATCCACTACTTCGTTCTTGCCCATAGGAATGATACCTACCAACCACGTATATTCTTTGTCACGTAGCAGAGATACGTGAGCACGCTCAAGGCGTTGTGAAGGTGTTAGTTGCATGGTGGCCTCACGCAAACAAGTATTGCTTAGAGATAGCGAACTTGGTGAACTGATCGTTCTCTAATACAAACTGCTTGCTTTCTTTCTTGATGATGCTGGTACAGAACAATGCCTGCACCTCGCGTTGCATACGGGACATGTACGTCATCCATGAGTCAAGCGTATCTTCGGTCACCCAGTTCAAGGCTTGGTACGCAAGCATCAATCGGCTTGGTATTTGGTCAGGCAAACGGGCGGTGTCGGGGTTGCTGATGATCTCGGCACGCTTGGGTAATGAGTCACCCATAGAAATCCATGACTGAATATCAAGGGCAGCAGGTGCACCGATCGTGCCGATCAACGCTGTCTCCAACGCATTGGGTGTAAACAAGTGGCGCTTGTTGATGATCTTGGATGCTTGCTCCAATGATCTGTGTGTCACGAACGCAGACCGCTGTGCCTTGGGGTGATAGATCAACGGGTTGTCATCGGGGTTGTCGTACATCTCGTACGAATGCAGGGCATCGGGGCGCTCACCTACCCACATGATGACCTCGGGTGCAATGTTGTTCAGTCGTGCATAGTTCTCAACCCACTCGTCACCTGTCTGCTTGGCCATACGTACAGAGGTCAAACGATTGCGGTGATGGGGCTTGAGCATATCGCCCACACCCTCGCCACCTAGGTTGGTGGTCATGAACACAAAAGATTCTTTGTGCAGATACCTGTGGCCTTGCCGTCTCTCAACAGGTAGTGGCAGTGCCGCATCTTGCGCAGAACGTGAACCCTTGCCGAACTCATCCAGCATCAGAATCACAGGCACATCGTCACCCAAGCCGAACGATTCGTTGTAGTAGAACTCGGTGGTCTTGCTCTCATGGTTGACCGCAGGTACACGGAAGTCGCCCTCGTGCATCACAGTCATGTCCATGTACACCTTGCGGTGGTTGGGGAATCGCTTGCCAATGGCATGGATCAAAGATGATTTACCAGAACCGATGTGGCCTTCCACGATCGGGGTTACCTCCGTGCCTACAGCACAGATGAAGTCAACGGTTTCGTTGTAAGACATAGTAGTTTGCATAATGTTTCCAGTTAGTTATTGCAGGGGGGTATCAGATTCGTACTTATCGTGTAATGCTTTGGCCGCAAGTGTGGCGTCGAAGCAAGCTCCGGTCGCACCCATCACGGTATCTCTATCTGCACCATGCTCGACAGCAATAGCGCACGTCATACGTAACAGTACGTTAAGCACAACGTCAGTACGCATGCCACCACTTTGTGAAATGGTTTTGAACAGGGCTTCGTACAGATCATCGATCTCGCTACGCATCTTGGGGTCATCAGGTGGTTGTTGGTATTTCATATTAAATGTCCAATGAGAATTTATCTTTCAGTTCATCCATCTTGGTCACGATGGAATTGCGCATCTCAGGCGACTCACGCAGGGATTTGATGTCCACGTTAGTCAGAGATAGTTCAAGGGCACGGCGTGCCGCTTCCAAGTCAATGTCATCCAAGATGTTCAATGACTTCAAGGTACTACACAAACCCAATGCGTTGTCGAGCATGGATTGGTACAGCTTTTGTGGCTTGCCATCTTCCTTGGTAATCATCTTATCTCGGATGTGTTGCACTTCTTCGTACAACCGATTCCAAGGCTCTTGCATGGCCTCTCGCATACGGGTAGTCGTAGCCGCTTCAAACCTAGACTTGAGTTGCTCTG